TTAAAATGTATTAATTTTTTTGATGTTTTAGTGTGTGCTTTATTTGTGTGTAATGTACCATCTGACATCTTATGAGTTGAACCTTTGTGCTCTTTTCCGTCTTTTGTATAATGTTTAACACCTTTCATAAGTTTTTTTCTCTATTATAATGCATAAAGCCGTTTATTTTTACGGCCTTTAAACATCTGTATATCATCATCTTCATCAGTTGGCAAGCGAATAAATCCACCTTGCCTAAACCGAGCTAAAGCTAGTGTTGTGGAGTCAACTAAATCATCATTAGCCCCACTTGGAAAATCATTACATTCTTCTATTACTTCATGTGCCCATCGTCTATCGGGAGCCCATACTACACCCCCGCTAAACAAATCAGATACTGCATTTACCCGACTTATTTTGTCTTGGCCTTTCCCTGGAGTGAACTCACCCACTGGAATTCCCATTCTTCTAAATTCTTGGTAAAGCGCTGCACCATTAGATTTTTTCTCTACTATAAAAGCGTCAGGTTGCCAATCATTATACTCTTCAATACACAAAGCCTTTAATTCAGGGAATTCTAATCGTCGTTTTATTGCATTAAGTAGTATTATAGCGTAATTATTTGTTTCTTCGTTAAAAAATACACCCCACGTAGTTAACGCATTGTAATCAGCCCTGTTATTCTTTTCCTGGGCAGCATCTAACGTCATTATAGTAAATTCACAGTGCGGAGGATCTTCTTCTTCCCATATATTCCACCATTCTCTCTTAATAAGAGCCCCTTCTTCCGAAGTTGGGTTCTGCATGTACTGCGCGTTCCAGTATCTAATATCTAGTGCCGCTCTTTTACTCTCTAATTCTTCTAAAGGCCAAAACTCAGGCCATAAAGATGCGGGATTACCCGCTGCATCTTCAATTATAGCTGGAAACTCTACCACTTCCCAGTCATCTACGTCATCATTCTTAATCATTTGGTTAACTATCTGTCCTGTAAGGTCTAATTTAGACCAACGAGTCATAACCACTATGATTGCTCCGCCTGGCATTAGCCGTTGTATAGGACCTGATTGAAACCATTCCCAAGCGGGAAGAAAAACCTCTGCTTTGCCTAGTTTAGCGTCTTGCTCAGAGTGAGGATCGTCAATTATGAATAGATCTGCACCACGACCGGCGAGAGCACCGCCAACACCAATAGCAAAATACTCACCGTTATAATTAGTTCCCCACCTAGACGCAGATTTACTGTCAGCTTGGAGGCTAACTGCCGGAAAGATTTCTTGATACGGTTCAGAACCGACAAGATTCCTAACTCTACGGCCGAAGTTAACCGCGAGATCAGCTGTGTGAGAGGCCATAATAACTTTCTTGTGCGGGTACTTACCCAAAAACCAAGCCGGTGCCAGATATGATATAAGTTCAGACTTACCGTGTCGTGGGGCAATATTAACGATAACTCTTTTTTTCTTTCCTTGAGCGATTTCTTCAAATATTTTTGCAAGTTTAGCATGGTGTGCTCCTACTTTATAGCCTGGATAGACGTGGTGAACGAAGTCTAAAAAAGTATTTTGTCTTTTACTTAGTTGTGTTTTAGCTTCTAGGGCTTCTATGAGTTGTAACAACTCTATTTGTTCGTGTTTAGGCAATATATTTATATTGTCTAGTGCTTTTTGTAAATCTTCTGGTTTTATGCCTTGTATATTACTCATCCGAATCTAGATCCAAATCCTCGTGCTTAATAGAACCTAGTTCTTTTTCTACTTCTTCAAACTCTGCATCAACAGTATATCCGTGTCCTAAAATTTTAAACAGTTTTGATTTAATTTGTTTTTGTAAATCTTCTGCGTCTTCATGTTTTATTACAACTTCAGTCTTATCGCTGAATAAACCTACATCAGATATTTTACCGAGTAACTCTAAAGCTTTAAGTCTATGTCTTGGATCCGTTAACCCCGTATCTTCTATTAATTTATTGGTAATAAATCTACGTAGTTGCACAGCTTCATCTACTACTTGATGATCATAGTCTGACAACATTGCATACAAATGTTGAACTGTTGCAGGTGTGTGTAGTGCTTTAGTTGTTGAACTGTTAGCTGCTGGTGTTGCTTCGGGATCTGTAAAAGCTTTAAACAGTTCTTCAGCTTCAACTTTTTCTTGACTGCTTACGGGTATATTAGCTCCTCCGTCAGATAATACTTTTGCCGTTGTAGTAGCCACTTTTACTTTTGTCTTAAAAGTAGTAGCTTTTTCGTCGTCATAGTTATCGGGTAAAGGCTTATCAATTTCAGGTTTGACTGTAATTGGCATTAATCTTCCGTATTAGTTTGCGCATTTGATGCGATATACCCGTGAGTATATCTAAATAATCAAAGAAAGGCAATGAAATATAGTGCCTAATAAAGAAAGGAATACCATTATGTAGATGTGTTTATATTCTTGGAAATGTTTCATAGGCGTATTATACAACTCTTTGTTTCCTGATGTGTTACTGAGAATCATTTGCGTTTCCTCAAATTTTGCAAAATATTTTTTTGATCGGGGCTTTAGATTTGCACCGGGGGGGTGTTTGCTTGAAGGCTAGTTAACATTACACTGTCTAGTTACAAGATCGATTACTCTAGAAAGTATAATCGTTTGTTCATATTACTATGTAATAGAGAATGGTGGAGTCCCATATGACCGTTGTTAGGTCGGGGTTGGGTGGGGTTATCTTTTAAATACCTTGACATTGTCAGGTATTCATGTATAATGGTTTTAATGAGTTGAGAAAGTGGCTCAGAACAAAGCTAACAAATTAATCGAAAAAGTAATTTGTTAGATACTTTAAAAAACTAGGAGAAATAAAAATGAATAAGATTATAAAAGAAGTGGTAGCAAAAATAGTAGAAATAGATATAACAGTAACTGCAACAGCTCAGAAAAAAGTAGAAGTAGTAAAAGAAGTAGCAACAGATTTAGCAGTAATTTTAGGAACTGAGCCTACCTTTGATTTGTGGGAAGATACATTTTCAGAAATACGAGGGGAACTGATTAATAATATGTTAGAGGGTTCTGCTCGTAACTGGTTATCAGAAGTTTCCACTCAATTGAAAAAAGAATTTGATTTGGTAAAACCTGCAAAACAAACAAAGGCTTCAGCTCATATGAATGAAGTAAGAGCGAAAGTTGAAGAATTATCTCATACAGGTATTGACGAATTAGATGAAATGATGAAAAATTCTGATACTGAAACTCAAGCGGTAATTGTAAAAGCTAAGCAGAAAAAAGAAAAAGATGAAATAAAAGCAGATAAAAAAGCAAACTCATCTTATAAAAAAGAATTAAAAGATGAAATAAAATTATTCATCAAAGAAGCAGATACAGAAAAATTATTACAAGTAGCACAATTTATAAGAACTATCTAAAAAATAACTAAGGAAAAATTAGACCTCGAAAGAGGTCTTTTTTTTGTCACTTCGTGACCGTATGACCGTATCCAGTATCCAATAATAGTTGGCTTTGAATAATGACTTGCAGCCGATCAAATCATTTTGGCCTGTGGATAACTGTAATATAACAGACAATGTTAACTTCGTTAAAGTGTTTGAATAGGTGTTTGAATACTAAGTCCTTGTTTAATATAAGCAATCAGATGTATTCAGACATTATTACATTATAACAGTTAAAATATATGTTAGCAGGTAAAAAATAGTATATACATATTGTATATTCTGTTTTTATTCTAGTTAACTTCGTTAGAGTAGAATCCGCAGTGCAGTTTTATGCGATTGCCCTGTTATAATGTATTAAAGTATATTAATCAAGGACTTAGCGTGTTTGAATACATAATGATAAGTGTTTGAATACAAGAAAAGGTATTAGAAACAATAACTTAAGGTGTTTGAATAGGACAATAGTGTAACCACCACGAAGTTAACAAAGCCTATAGTATCAATCTCTCGTAAAATAACAGACAATGTAAACTCAACAGGACAATAGTGTCAATGAGGACAATAGTGTACATGACATTGTAAATAAATACACTCAACAGGACAATAGTGTCATACGATATGATAGGTCAATAGTGTCAAATATATACGATATGTATATACGATATGATAGGTAATAGGACAATAGTGTAAGCCAACACACCACAACTGATTTTCACACGACTAACAAATTACTTTATCGATTAATTTGTTAGCTAAAAGAGGACAATAGTGTTGCCTATATTTTAAGCACATTACAATCAGGAATAAGATATATTTGTTGTTAAAAATCACCCTTAAATTAACAACAAAGTTGTGTATATTTGTTGTTAAAAATCACCCTTAAATTAACAACAAAGTTGTGTATATTTGTTGTTAAAAATCACCCTTAAATT